AAGAAGAGCGACTGCGACCAGTATTGGATTTACTGGGACGGTCCAGTATACGAGGCGATATGTCCAGCACCATTACCCTATTCGAAATCCTCACGCTCGCGGGGGCCCTTATCGGAGTTTACTTCAAGCTCCAAACTGAAATCGGAAAATTAAAGTCCCGGGTCATTATGTTGGAGCGACAGGAGGGCGACGTCAAGCAGATGCTTACCAACCTCGTTGAGGCGGTACAGGAGATTAAACTCCTTCTAGCAGAGAAAGGCATCAAATGAAGTACTTCACCTACGAGGAGTTCGACTCCCCCGACCAGCCCGGCTCCGGCCATGAGATGCAGCCCCTCTTCTTGGAGAAGCTGGATTTGGCTCGTGAGCTCAGCGGGGTACCCTATGTTATCAACTCTGGCTTTCGTACGCCTGAGCACAATGCTGAGGTGGGGGGAGTAAGTTCCAGCTCCCACCTAACGGGCTGGGCCAGCGACATCCGTACCGACAGTTCCAACCGCAGGTCTTTAGTCTTGAAGGGCCTTATCGAGGCTGGCTTCAATCGCATTGGCATCGGGCAGAACTTCATCCATGCGGACTGCGACCCGAGTAAGGCGGGCAACGTAACGTGGTTGTACTGAATTGCGTACCTTGGTTCTATGGTTGATTTCATCTTAGAGAACTGGCTCGAGCTTACTATCGCTGTTATGGCGCTTTTGAAAGTCATCGTGAACCTCACCCCATCGGATTCTGACAATGCTGTATTTGGCTATTTCGATATTCTTATTACTGCTATTACTGGCGACCGGAGAAAGAAAAAGTAAGATGGCTAAGATTGGAAATGATACCAGCTACCCGAAAAAGACAACTCCGGTAGGGGCGGATACCGTTATTGGCACCGATTCTCAGGATAACGAAGCCACCAAGCAGTTTACCGTAGGCGGTATCGCGTCTTTTGCCCTCAATCCGGCTAACGGTAATGTAGTAAACTCCGTAAGCGGGCTGGGACCTATTAGTACGAGCCCTACCACGGGCAATGTAGCTGTTTCGCTAGACACTGTTTCTGGTGTTCAAGGCGCGTATACATATGCTAATGTTACTGTCGACCAGTACGGAAGGGTTGTCTCGGCATCTACCGGTACCCCCGTAGAGTCTGTGAACGGTATTGACGGCAGTGTTACGCTTAGCGCCGGCACTGGAGCGAGTGTTGTTACTGACCCCACCGACCCTCAGAACATCATCATCTCCACCACGGGAGGCGGCGGGGGTTCGGGTAGCGTGACACAAGTAGACACAGGCACGGGCCTCGATGGCGGACCGATTACTACCACGGGTACCATCAATCTTGCGGACACCGCTGTTACCGCAGGCAACTATACCAACGCTGACATTACCGTCGATGCTCAGGGACGCATCACCGCAGCCAGCAATGGCGATGGCCAGCCCAACCAAGACTTGCAGTCTGTATTGGATACGGGTCAGTATGCTGTCAACCGATTTATTTCTCTCAGTGGTTCCAACACTGGCTTTACCGCCCTTACTGGAGCGGCTACCGTTCAGGACGTTACATGGAGCGGCACTGGAGAAGGCAATACGCTATTGCTTACTGGAGAGCTAGAGCTTCGAGAAAAACTAAAGGATGGTGCTGGAGCTACGGGAACATTTCAGCAGATTCTTATCTCTGACCCTAGCCTTAGTGGTGGCCTTGGTGGTGTTCGGTGGGTAGACCAACCCATTATTACGGTTCGGGTATCTGTGAGCAGCACCGACCTCATTAATATGAGTACTACCCTTGGCCCTGAGATTATTGCGGCTCCGGGAGCTGGGCTGAGCATTCAGGTTATTTCCGCAGCTATCAGCTACGATTTCGGTACTGTAGCGTACAACTTTATTAGCGACCCCGGTCTGTATACCGACTCGGGTTCTTTCCCGCAGTATACCATTCCTGCGAGCGTTATGAACTCCCCATCAAGTGAGTTTAGGAATATGGACAGCAACGGCTCAAGCGGAAAGCTTAGTGCCAATGCTCCGTTAGTATTTAGGGGCGGCATCGCCACTGTAGGTGACGGAGACGCCATTTTAGAGGTAGCGTATAGGATTGTCTCTATTTAATGAGAGACATTCGCAAGGTTTGCATCGGTCCTAACTACAAGGACTGCATGTGTTATGTGGTGGGGCAGGCCGTTCTCGGCAACTCCCACTTTATACATTTAATTAAATACAACGATGAGACGGGGGGCATCCTCATCTACATCGAGCAGGACAACGTCGTGGTGCTTTGGAAAGAGTTTATCGCGATGCCTACTTCACTGGAATACAATATCAACTTTTGAGGGCTGTAGAGCAATTCATTGTAAAGGGAGAGAGATACGCAAATACCAAGGGAGACCTCATCGTAAGTACGAGTGAGGAAGACCATCGCTTCGCAAACCGCGAGGGCGAGGTAGTGGCGTTACCGTTAGGATACGACGGGCCCATATCTGTTGGTGACACGCTGCTTGTCCACCACAACGTATTCAAGTACTACAACGACATAAAGGGCCGCCAGCAAAGCGGTAGGAGTTTTCTCAAAGACGACCTCTTCCTAGTTGATTTCGACCAGTTCTATATGTACCGCAGCGGGGGCTCATGGCACGCCCACGACAGGTACTGCTTTGTGGAACCTATACCCCCTGAAGATTCTATCATCTTCAAGCCGTTGACAGAGGAGCCGTTGGTGGGTATAATGCGATTTCCAAATCGTTATCTTCAGGCCCAAGGAATTGTGTCTGGTGATAAGGTCACCTTCAAACCTGACAGCGAGTATGAGTTCATCGTAGACGGGGAAAAGATGTACCGAATGTTCGACCATCAAATCACATGCAAGATTCAAACAAGCTAAAGGAGCGCATCATCTCTGCGGGGCGGATAGCTGTTGAGCAACTGATTAAGGTAGCTCAGGAGGATATCATCAAGCCCGGTGAAGACGACGACCTTGCGGCGGACAGGCTAAAGAATGCGGCAGCTACTAAGAAGCTTGCCATCTTCGACGCGCTGGAGATTTTGAATCGTATCGACTCTGAGGAGGAGGCATTGGGATTGGCGGGGACATCCACTAAGACGGAAAGCAAGGTGGGTTTTGCAGAACGACGGTCCAGATAAGCTATTTACGGTACTCTCCTCTTACATTTCTAAGGGGGTGGTGTCTAATAAGAACCGCGCTAAGACGTGGCTCTACGGCTACAACGAGAAATACGATGTGGTCATCATCTCCAAGACGGGACAGATAGGCGATATCATAGATATCAACGGCCTGCGCATCGCCCTCCCCCCGGAGCCTAAGGCCATCGATGACAAGGACAATAAGTGGGTGCGTCAGGAGCTCCCTCGGGCCCTCTCGCGCATCCAAAGCATCTTCCAGTGGAACGATATGCCGAATACATTTAAGGCCAACTGGGTGGACTATATCGAGGGCGAGTTCGACCGCCGCGAGTACGGCCACTGGTTCGTCAACAACGGTAAGTCCACGTATGTTACGGGCGCCCACTATATGTATTTGCAGTGGACGAGCATCGACGTTGGGTACCCTGACTTCCGTGAGGCCAACAGGATATTCTTTATCTTCTGGGAGGCGTGCAAGGCTGACTCTAGGAGCTTCGGTATGACGTACCTCAAGATTCGTCGTTCCGGCTTTTCGTTTATGGGTTCGTCGGAATGTGTCAACACGGGTACGCTGGCTAAAGACTCTAGGGTAGGAATACTTTCAAAGACTGGTTCGGATGCGAAGAAGATGTTTACGGATAAGGTGGTACCCATTGCAAACCGACTTCCGTTTTTCTTCAAACCTATACAGGACGGCATGGATAAGCCGAAAACGGAACTGGCGTTTCGTATCCCTGCTTCGAAGATTACAAAGAAGAATATGTACGATGTGGAGGACGAAGAAATTTTCGGACTGGACACCACCATCGACTGGAAGAATACTGACGACAACTCCTACGACGGAGAGAAGCTAATCCTACTCGTCCACGACGAGAGCGGGAAGTGGGTCAAGCCCAACAACATCCTCAACAACTGGCGCGTCACCAAGACGTGCTTGCGCTTGGGAAGTAAGATTATCGGAAAGTGCCTGATGGGGTCTACATCCAACGCCTTGGCTAAGGGTGGTTCCAACTTCAAGAAGCTGTACGAAGATTCCGACATCGCTACGCGCAACGCCAACGGACAGACCAAGAGCGGCATGTACCGCCTGTTCATCCCTATGGAGTACAATATGGAGGGCTTCATCGATGAGTTCGGACATCCTGTTTTCCACGCCCCAGAGAAGCCTGTTATGGGTGTCGACGGTATGAAGATTAAGTCTGGCGCCATCGACTATTGGGAGGCTGAGGTCGAGAGTATGAAGAGCGACCCCGATGCGCTCAACGAATTCTACCGTCAGTTCCCACGTACTGAGTCCCATGCTTTCCGTGACGAGAGCAAGCAGAGCCTATTCAACCTCACTAAAATCTATCAGCAGATAGACTATGCTGACAGCCTTGTTAAGGAACACTATCTCACGCGCGGCTCCTTCCATTGGGAGAACGGTATCAAAGACTCTCGGGTCATCTTTAGCCCCGATAAGCGAGGGCGGTTCAACATCTCTTGGACGCCGCCTAAGGGTATGCAAAACAGGGTCATAGATAAACGGGGAACGAAGTATGCTGGCAATGAACACATTGGGTCTTTTGGATGTGACTCCTACGACATTAGTGGCACTGTGGGCGGCGGTGGTTCTAACGGTGCTCTTCACGGAATGACCAAGTTCCACATGGACGATGCGCCAACCAACGAGTTCTTCCTTGAGTATGTCGCCCGCCCGCAGACGGCGGAGATATTCTTTGAGGAGGTGCTGATGGCGTGCGTCTTTTATGGTATGCCTATCTTGATAGAGAACAACAAGCCTAGGTTGCTATACCACTTTAAGAACAGGGGCTATCGGGGGTTCTGTATGAACCGTCCCGACAAGCACTATAACAAGCTCTCTAAGACGGAGCGTGAGCTGGGTGGTATCCCTAACAGTTCTGAGGACGTCAAGCAGGCCCACGCCGCCGCTATCGAGAGCTATATCGAGAAGCACGTTGGCATCGATATGGACGGTACGTTCCGCGACGCGGGCGAGATGGGCGCTATGCCATTCGTGCGTACGCTCGAGGACTGGGCGCGGTTTGATATTAGCAATCGTACTGCTTTTGACGCGAGTATCAGCAGCGGATTGGCGGTTATGGCCAACCAAAAACACCTCTATATGCCTGAGCAGAAGAAGAGTTCAATAAGCATTACCTTGCCGAGATATAACAATCGTGGGTCAAGAAGCGAACTTCGGGAGTAAATGAAGGATGTCAAGATTAATATTTCTACCGCTGGTTTCCCCAGTCAGTTTGTTTCTGACGCGGAGAAAGCCACGGAGGAGTTTGGCCTTATGGTCGGTCAAGCCATCCAATACGAATGGTTTAAGAAAGACGGCAATCAGTGCCGGTTCTACAACCAGTGGCGCGAGTTCAACCGCTTGCGCCTCTACGCCCGTGGTGAGCAGAGTATCGCTAAGTACAAGAACGAGCTTGCTGTCGACGGCGACCTTTCGTATTTGAATCTGGACTGGACGCCAGTTCCCATCCTTCCTAAGTTCGTTGACATCGTAGTCAACGGATTGTCTGAGCGCGTCTTCAAGGTCAAGGCATACGCTCAAGACGCCCTGTCGCAAGCCAAGCGCAGCAAGTATCAGGATATGATTGAGGGGCAGATGGTAGCCAAGCCTGTGCTCGATATCATCCAGCAGAAGACTGGCGTCGACCCGTTCACTATGAACCCCGACGACCTACCTAGCACCGATGAGGAGTTGCAGGTATATATGCAGCTCAACTACAAGCCTGCCATTGAGATTGCTGAGGAGGAAGCCATCAATACCATCCTCGAAGAGAACCACTACAGCGACTTACGCAAGCGCATGGACTACGACCTTACGGTCTTAGGTCTCAGCGTAGCTAAGCATGAGTTCTTGCCCGGGGCGGGTGTACAGATTTCGTATGTCGACCCGGCTAACATAGTATACAGCTATACCGAGGACCCATACTTCAAGGACTGCTTCTACTGGGGAGAGATTAAGACTCTTCCTATCACGGAGCTTATGAAGATTGACCCCACCCTCACTAACGAGGACTTGGAGGAGATTAGTAAGTACAGCCAAAGCTGGTACGACTACTACAACGTGGCTCAGTTCTACGAGAACGATATGTTCCATCGGGACACGGCTACGCTGATGTACTTCAACTATAAGACGACTAAGAAGATTGTCTACAAGAAGAAGAAGCTCGACGGCGACGGGGCTCGGATGATTGAAAAGGACGACCAGTTCAATCCGCCGGACGAGATGATGGAGGAGGGCAACTTCGAGAAAGTTGAGAAGACCATCGACGTTTGGTATGAGGGCGTTATGGTTATGGGCACCAACATCCTGTTGAAGTGGGAGGTGGCGGAAAATATGGTCCGTCCCAAGTCTGCTTCTCAGCATGCGTTACCTAACTATGTGGCCCACGCCCCGCGTATGTACAAGGGCGTCATCGAGTCGCTTACGCGGCGTATGATTCCTTTCGCCGACCTCATCCAGATTACGCACCTCAAGCTCCAGCAGGTCATCTCCCGCACCGTTCCTGACGGTGTGTATATCGATGCTGACGGACTCAACGAGGTCGACCTAGGTACGGGCAACGCATACAGTCCTGAGGACGCCCTACGGCTATACTTCCAAACGGGTAGCGTCATCGGAAGGTCATACACTCAAGACGGAGAGTACAATCAGGGTAAGGTTCCTATCCAAGAGCTCAATAGCAACAGCGGCGCAGCTAAGACGCAGATGCTCATTGGGAATATGAATCACTACTTGCAGATGATTCGTGACGTAACGGGACTCAACGAGGCCCGCGACGGGAGTACGCCTGACTCACACAGCCTTGTCGGCTTACAGAAGCTGGCTGCCGCCAACAGTA